CTCGACATGGTCCTCACGGGAGTGTTCATGATAGACAGGATCGTAACGATTCTTTTTGGTAAGAGTATTCCAAGTAGGAAAACCCCCCTTAAGCTCGTCCATACTAATATCAGCTTGACGCATTTTCTTTATCCAATCAGCATTAGTATGAGCTCGATTCACTGCCTCTCCCAGAGTAGACGACGCAGAATTTCCTAGGACTTTAAAGCATGCAGTATGCGCATGGCGCAACCAGCTATAGGCATCATAATTAGATCCATATGTACCGTAGGCATGTCCAAGAGTGGAAAGCACAAAATCATAAATGTCACGATCCTTACACTCTCTCCCCCAAACTGACTTTATTTGATATTCAGCTACATTTCGGAAGGGGAGATAGTATGGTTGATCGACTAACTTACACTTGTTTCTCACTATATAATGCTTAAGGTATACAAGACCTGGTGTTGTTCTGTAGCCATTATGTGTCTCAGCTACAAATGGGCAATCGGCACGGACATCTCGGAGAGTGACACCTAAATAGGTAGTACACCATTTAGAAAATTGGCCTTCATTAAAGTACTCATTAGTCCAATTTCTATCATTTCCAGTTGCGTGGTCATCCCCATATACCAATATAAGGATTATCCTAAGAATAAGATCTCTTTCCAATGCAGCGCGCTTATCTGCCGGCGCTTTCATTATCTGAAATATTCCAAAAAGGAAAAACCACAAAACCACTATCCAAGAATCACCATGCGAAGTCATCCAGCATCCTGAAGGCATTTTTCCAATAACCAATGCCCAAAGACGTTGAAAAAAACGAACTAGACGAATTGAGACTGTTTGAGCCAAAAATCGAATAGCACGCATCATTTGTTCATACTGGGGGTGATCTTTCTTAAAGTATACACCTGCCATCTGAAAAAACAATTGATTGAATATATAATGAATGTTTTGATCAAGAGCATCAATATCGCCGTCACCAACAACACGCATCCATTCTTTGCCATAAATCATCCTAAGACGATCAGCAAATTTTTGCGCCCCGCCACGCGACCACTTCATCCCTATAGATATAAGATGGCCACGCTCAAAGAGCA